ATGGGGTAGATGTTAATGAAAAGGCTGAAGAGACTTTGCTAGAGGGGAATGTTAACCTACACAATCAAACTCTTGAAGCCTTAAATAAAGCACAGGAGAAAAAGTGATGGAATTTAAAAACAATGAAATTGAGCTTTTACTGATCGCACTTGATAGCATTATAGTGCCAGATGAAATACAACTTCATCCGCAAAATCGCACAACCGCCATTAAAAAGAGAGCGATACGCAAATTGAAGAAGATGCAGAAGGAGCCAAGAAATTGTACGCTTTAAAATGCAAACAATTACACGCTCGTTGGGGGGTATAATATGGAAATATTTGATCTTGAAGTCAGAATTAAAGTTTTGAAAGAGGGAGAGGTCAAATATATTCTATGGGATGGCATATTGTCAGACGATACGTTGTTAATGATATGCCGAGATATAGCAAAAGAAGAGAGAGCAGTTAATGACAGAGCTACAAATGATAAGGGCAACAATACCGCACCAGTACAAAAAAGTGCAAGAAGCTATGATTGAATACAAGCGTTGCCAAAACTTAAATATGTTAAAGCGTAAAGAAAAGGATCTAAAAGAATTGTTTCGTTTAATTGAGGAAGAATTAAAAATTTCCTGTAAGTTTAATTCTCGTAGGCAAACAGGTTCTATATCGTGACACATTCTGTTGGCAAAAGATCAGTAATAACTGTTCTCAAGAGTCCACGTTTCATCTTAAAGAACTTGTTTGACGAGGTGTCTTTAGACTCAGACAGTGTAAAGAACACTTCGTCTGATGATTCTGCGGAGAAAAATTTGTCTCAAATAAGTGCAGTTAAAGAGCTTTCAGATGACCTTACGCCACGGCAAAAAGATGTAATCAATCGTAGGTATTATGAGGATCAAACTCTTGAAGAAGTAAGCAAGGTCTTTAATGTAAAAAGAGAACGCATTCGTCAAATACAGGTTAAGGCACTGCGAATGATGCGGTTTAGATCCATAGAGTTGGGTTACGGCAGGGAAAGCCATACGTGGCCGTGGCTGTTTAAAGCGGGTCAAAAAGTCAGAGATTTATGGGAGGATTAAATGATACATAACAGACGTAGACAAACAGGATCAATAGAATAATTGGGAGATTATTATGAAAGATATAAGTATAATTCAAGTAAGTGATCGGGAGCTAAAGTTAGAAGACGTGCAAGATATGGTCGGGGGTGGATTAATTGAGTTTGTATACCCCAGAAATGGCACACCATCCATGATGGGTATTGATGATGATGCTCAGTTTATTGTGAACGAAGAAGGGCTTCTCAAGGGTTTTAAAGTTAACCCTATCGGGTCTGAAATCGTAGGTCAGCCAATCGTGGGCAATCTTGTTATTTTAACCGGAAAAGCAAAGCTGGATTAAGTCAAAGATTTGTTCGGTTTAATAGGAGGTAAAAATGAGCAGTATAAAACAAAATATATACCAAACCCTGAGCTTAAAAAAGGGAAACGTGTACGACTATCTCGGTGACGAAGAAACACAGTGGCTTATAGATGAGGCTGTAAGGCTAGGTCGATGCGATGTCGGTTTGGTCATCGCTGCTATCGTAAAAGACGCTTATGCAGAGGAGGTGGAATAGTGGTAAAAATAGCCAATCTACTGGTATACTGGTATGGTGGTAAAATACCAGTAGAAAATAGTACCAGTGAAATAACCCTTATTTTACTGGGTTTTTACGAGTTAGTGGTATGGGTGGTATAATGGCAAATAGCAGTATAAGAAACTTCTGTAAGTCATTGTTTTTAAACGTACTGGTAAGGTGGTATAAGGTGGTACCCCTAAAGGGGTAATGGGGGGTGTACCACCACACCCCCATAACCATCCCCCATCTGACAGCACTTGCCAAATTAAAGAAGATCAGTTTATCATATAATCATAACACGGAGAATTGTTCGAGATGCCAAAGTTCGGAGAACCCATTAGCAAAAGCAATACGCTCAGTCGTAAGAAGATTACGCCCCAGCAACAAAAGTTTTTAAATAACTATGTGCATAAGGATATGACACAAACATCCGCAGCAAGAGATGTGGGCTACGCTAACCCTACAGTGGATGCTACTCGGATACTTCAACGTCCAATCATACAGGAACGCCTAGAAGAGATGAGGCTGGAGCTTGAAAGCAAGTTCGGTGTTACCATAGCGAAGTCTGTGAGGGACCTGCAAAACATTAGAGACATGGCACTCAATAACGGTAAATATGGTGACGCAATACGAGCCGAGGAGCTAAGATTAAAGGCAACAGGGCTACTTGTGAACAGAACCCATGTAAAGCATGAGAATGTAGATGCCATGACGAGAGAACAAATACTTGATAAATTAGGGGATTTTATGGAAATAGCCCAAGAAAGGATGAAAGATATAACACCAGTCCCAGATAATACCAACTTGATAGCAGAAGACAGCGAGGAGGTCGAGGTAGAGGTACTGGAACCATCGGGGGGTGTGGAGGCGACTCCCACGCAGTCTCAAGAAGCTTCCTGACGTATAGCGGATCGGGACTTCCCCCGGTTGAATCGGGCCATAAACCGAAGAATTGTTCGGGTTATCGGGCTTGAATCGGGCTTATTACCGGGACATCGGGACATTGCTGGGACATTGGGTTCTGGTCCCAGTGATCGGGCTTTTAATCGGGATCTAAGTTGTGGACAGTCATCGTTGGACAGGAACACCCCTTTTAAAGGGGGGTGTCCTAGTCTGTCCGTCGAATGACCAGCGATTTGTCCCCGGCATTTAAACCAAACAATTGTTCGGGATCGGGGCCAGCAGAGCCGGGGATCGGATTCTAATCGGGATTTAAATCCGTTGACTCCACAAAACCCCCGGTCGTCTAATATAATATCTCCGTGTTCCCGGAGTTCGAGCGCTCCCGGTGTCTTTGCAGTTAAACCGAACAATTGTTCGACTTAATTGCTGCAGGACCAGCAGCTGGGCCAGTTGTCCGGGAAAGATCTCGAACCGATGGGAAAAGATCTAGGTAAAACTTTTTTTATTTTTTTTGTATTTAGGTGTTGACAGGATAAGCAATGACTGCTACTACTATATATATAAACAAAGAAAGGGTTACAAAATGGTTATTGAAGAAATCAAAAAAGAGGGTCATGGTACAGTGTACCATGTAGAGGACAATGGTTGCATTCAAGAGTTTCTCACACTTAAAGGTGCGGTAGATTTTGTAAAGTATGTGCAAGGTACACTTGAATATCAGGCATCTATTCATAAAATGATGGAATTGAGGGTGCTATGATGGAAAATTTATATCCAGAATACAACGGCTCACCTTGCGATCGTGGATCAGCAGACGCTTACTACGGCAGACCCTTTGATCCTCACTATTGGCCAGAGGGAACATATCAAGGGACTATGGTTCCTCTAGCAAAGATGACACCATTCGAAATCACAGCGTACACCAAAGGTTATAACGAATGTGATGATCGAAAGAATTGGGGGTAAACATGGGAGCAGTATTATTTGTGTTCGTCTTTCTTGTGTGCCTCCTAGTGGTGACAGTCTTAGTCGAACAATTCCAAGATAAATAAAACAGGTCCTCCAGCAGAAGTGCTGGGGGATTTTTTTTACCCCGGTATTAACCCGAACAATTGTTCGAGTTGTACGCTGCAGCAGGATGAAAGAATACCGCTGTTGGGTATTGTGCAAGGGAGAGGAGTTACCACTGGTGAATATAATGCTTGACAGTAGGCAATGACTGCTCTATATATATACCAAGCATTATAAAAACATAGGAGGTTACAATGCAACGTGAATGGTTATACTTAGCCTATGGGTCGAATCTCAACGTCAAACAGATGGAGATTCGTTGTCCAAGAGCTAAAATGATGGGGAGCTTCCTGCTTCCAAACTATAAGCTGGTGTTCCGAGGAGTGGCAGACATTGAAGAATCAGAGGGAGACTATTGCCCTGTGGGTCTTTGGAAGATCACACGGAAGTGCCTTGGAGCGTTAGATCGCTATGAGGGTTACCCAACATTATACAGAAGAGAAGACATTGGGGGGTGCATGACGTACATGATGAACTCATTTAATTACGCAGAACCGTCTTGGGGATATCTCGAAACGATTAAGAATGGCTATCGAGACTTTGATTTGCCTGAAGAATATCTCAGCAAGGCGGTGGATCATGCGATTGAGAACGAGAATAAAAAACCTTATCACTCATCGCCAGCAAAGAACGGCTGGAATCGATTAACATCGGGCTGGTCCACATACGAGAAGCTGGGATTTCGGTCGGGCAAATGGTGGCATGAGTAATAAATAAAGAGTTTGTAACCAACTGGGGTGGCTTCGGCTGCCCCTTTTTTTTGTCGGAATCGGGCAATCGGGGATCGGGCAATCGGGGATCGGGCTTCGGAGCTGGCAGCTTTAGTATATGTATAAGTATATGTATATGTATATGTATAAGAAAATGGCGATTTTTTTCCAAAACCCAATAAAATAAGGCTTAAAACAAATCGAACAATTGTTTGATTTAATTTTTTCCCTTATTTTATTGGTTTTTTGTTAGTTTTAAGAAAAAAAAGTTTTTGAGTGCAATAATTTTAACATCTCATTTGTTTAACCATTGAGAACGACGCAATAATTTTAAGTTATTATTCGTTTAGTTTATTAGAATTATAAGGATTTCAACAATTGTTCGATTTATTCTTGTAAGCAATGATTACCTATGCTATTAAAAGGTATAGAAAACCGAGAATACGATGTTCCTGATTCGTTCTCATAAACAAAAAAAGGGTTACAAAATGACAAATCAATATTATTCAACAATAATAGGAAACGACGATGTTCTTGCATATAATTCATATAAATTATATTTTGCTAATGAAAATGATCTTATAGACCATTTACAAAATGTTTTTAATTGCACACTTAATGACTTGGAATTTAGTAGTGCTTGGCAAGATGGCCGTTTATTTGAAATTCATAAAGGGTCAATCAATAAGCAATTTTGCGATAATCACAATAAGAATAGAATTGATTACGATTGTGATTATGAATTCGATGCAAGCGACTTAGAATAATTTAAAATAGAAAGGTTACAAAATGACAAATAGATTAGCAATAGGATTTGAAATAGAGGGCTGGGGATTAAGTGTTGAAGACGCTAAAACACTACTACCAACATGGTTAATTGAAACGTGTGATGTTGTTTACGACGGCTCACTAGGTAGGGAAGGTTATGAAGTTGTATTGCCACCACTAGTTCCATCTAATGAAATGTGGCAATTTGTTAGTAAGGTATGTAGTGCCATGACTGATATTGGAACTATATCGCATAAACGTTGCGGAATTCATATGCACGTTTCAAATGCACCAATTAAGGATAGCGTAACAAATGGCCAATTTAATGAGCTATCAAAAAACAATTGGTTTCAAAATGGTGGCGATAGAAACCTAGTAAAGAATTCGTTTAATTCTACCAAGCTTGATTGGCAATTAATTAAAGACGTTGTTAAGAGATACACAATATTTCAACCAACGTTCAATTCAATGCTAGCCCCATCCCGTACTGGTTCCAGATGGTGTCATGTTCTTAACCTTGCAAAGATAGAAAGTGCCAATAGCATTGAAGATCTACAAAGATGTTGGACTGGTGATTTATCAAAATATTCAACCGTCAATATTTCAACATGGTCAAATGGTACGGTTGAATTCAGACAGCACCACAGCACTCTTGAAATGCCAAAATTAAAGGCATGGTGCAAGCTCATTACCAATATGTATCAGTGGTCTTTAGATAATCGTTTTGAGCAAGGCACTGGCACTACCACAGTGGCAACACCTGATAGGCATCCTTCACGACGCAATAGCCGTATAGGTATTGTTTACCAAGCTATACGTTCTGAAAATGGTGCCACAGTAAGTGAATTGATGGAAGCATGTGGTAATACAGCCAATAACATTAGACGGCTAGTCAGTGAGCTTAGAACCGAATTCAGTGACAATGCGATTGTCACTCATACACAGCAAGCCAATGGTGCAAGCTATAGAGATGGCGAGCAATACAGTGGTTACACAATGCTTACTGAATACACCGTTGCATCAAATGCATTAGTGCCATTGCCAGAGAATAGATCTGGTAACCTTTCAATATGGAGTGGATTGGACGATGAAACATTTGAATTTATCCATGATAGAATAGAGGAAATAGCTAGCCGTCGCCGTTAACGGCTAGCAATAAACCAAACGAATTAGAGAGCTTAACGGCTCTCTTTTTTTTGTCTAATCGCTTTTAAACCGGCTGGCTAACGTCTAATCGCTTACATTAGCCAAGGTACCCTAAGACATTGATTTGATTAAGTAATCGGGCTTAAAGCAAAATAGTGATACCCTCTATTTTGGGCTTGACCAAAGTTGGCATTTACGCCCTGTTTCCCACAAACATTCACAAAAAACTTGACAATGTAGGTAATCACTGCTATATATGTATCTGAAGGGAGACTATTATGACTAAATATAAAGTAAACTATGGCTATGATCTTACGTTTGATGGCGAATCGCCCTCAGATGTGGTTGATTGTCTAAGGAAAGAGAATCCATTCTTGCGTGATACTAATAATGAAGATGATTTATTAAGGGATCTTGCTCATACAGCTACAAGCTATAACAATAAATCTTATCGTTTTAGTGATAGAACTGTTTTTGCAGAGGATTTAATGAAGCATGGAATTTTAGAATTGGTTGGATAACTTTGTGTTCGAAAAAAATTTTTTAAAAAAAAATTAGGAGAAAAAAATGAGAAAGGTTTCGTATAGCAAGATGACGTCAAGTGATCTTTTGGACATAAGGAAGAGTAATGGCTTAACACAAGCTGAAATAGCTAATCGTTTGGGCATGAGTTTGCGTATGTATGGTTATTATGAGGCAGGCAACCGTCCTATTCCTACGATTATTGCGAATGCTTTAACGACGGTAGGTACCCTAGGGGAGTCTCAAGGTACCCTGACGTCTTTTGACATGGATCGCATGAAGAAGTTGCGTGAGGAGATTGACAATACGTTGTCAGTTGGGAGTGTAGATGTTTCTCACATTGAAAAAATTTTAAAGCAATCTTCAAAAGAGTTAGAGAATGTGTTGTCAAAATCATAAAAGTAGATTATCTTCCGATTAACTGCACTTAGTCGGAGGATAATTTTCCATGAATGCACCTATGAACCCTAATAGTTCTAATAAAACTCAGGTACCTATGGCAACTGATATAAGCAAGCGTATGGGTTTTAATAATTTTCTAAGGGATGTTCAAGGGGCAGCTCCTACACAGCCTTATGTAGCACCGCAAATGCCAGCTCCGATGCCACAGATGGCACCAAACAATCAATTTATGCCACAACAGCAACCTATGATGCCTATGATGCCTCCTTCGAGTCAGGCGATTAGAGGTGGAATTGGTATGCAACCTGTTCAGGGGTTTGATAATGGTGGTGTTGCGGAAGATCCTGTTTTTGCTGCGGTGAGAGCGAACAATGAAAGAGCGAGGGCTGAACAGGAAGCGTTAGAGGCTTATATGGCTTCACAAGCTTCGGCAGGTCCGACTCCATTAGAGATTGCTCAAGCAGGGTATTTAGCAAATCAAGATGTTTTTGATTCAAATCGTCCGGGTATGATGGTGGGCGAAGCTGGACCTTCTATGCTTCCCCTAGATGAACCACTTGCTCCTATGTTAGAAACGGCACAAACTCCAGATCCTGTAAGAGCTGTTATTCCTGCAAACACAGGACCAGTTGTGGATACAGGAGGTATATCTTCGGTTGCCCCTGACCCTGTCTCAGAATATATGGGTACAGGAAGCGAACAGGCAGGGTTTAATGTAGCTGCTGCAAACAGAGCAGCTTTTGAAGCTCAACAAGCAGCGCAAGCTGCTGCCTATCAAGAAGAGCAAGCTGCACTGAAGGCTGCATCTAATATTGCGAATGCTGAATATCTTTCTTCACCAGCTAATTTAGATAATCAATCTACAGGACCAATAAATGTTGCCGAACCTGTTACTCCAGCTCCTGCCCCAGTGCAAACAATGGATCAACTGGAGGCTGCTCTTAGAGAAGCGAAGGATTTGGATTTAGATCCTTCGAAGCGGTATAAGAATCGAACGAGTGATCTTACAGGTATTAAATATACAGATAAGAATGCATTTGAGTATGACCTTGGCGACGAGTATGACAATGTTGTTGCTGTTAAAAAAGGCAAAAACGTTTTTTTTGTAAAAGATGGAGAACGGGTAGATATTGATCGTCTAGGTCTGGATGGCTTGGGTGGCGAGACAGGTAACGAGAAGATTCAATCTTTATTTGGTCAATTAAGAGATCAGGAAGTACAAGATGTGTACGGTGAATTTGGCGGTAAAGACGGCGATCTTGTGTCTAGTTACCTTGCGGATCAAGCTGCATCTGCAGCGAATAGATCAGACAAGGATGCGTTTTATGGTAAAGGTGCTGATTCCACAGGTAAGATTACATCTGGAAAGAATAGAGGACAGGATTCACAGGCTTTAACAAATCAAATTGCTATGTTGAATGATCCTACACGAACTGGAAATATTCTTACAGATTTACAGACAGCAGCCAAAGACCCTTTTGGCGGTTTAGGTGATATTGGCAGATCTATTTTAGATGGCAGTTTGTTTACACCAAAAGACGACCAAACTGCTTATAAATCTGTTTATGATTCTGTTTTTGGCGGTGGGGATGATACTCCTTCTGGTGTTATTAGTGCAGAAGCCCCCCTTGGTAGACCAGATGGTTTAGATAATTTTGGTTATGATGAAGATGAAAACCTCTTTGATTCCGCTATTTATAATGATACAATTTCAGATTCAGATGTTGAAACTCTTAAAAGATTAAATCTTGATGGCAATCAAAGTGGTATTTTACCTTCTTCTGATTTAGGTCGTTTGGTAGGGGGAGATCAGCAACTTGCTAATGATCTTATGAAGCTTCTTGCGGTTGATCCTGATAAAACAAATGAGGATTTATTATCTACAGCGAGAACAACTCTTGGACCTGATGGGTTAAGAGAAGCAGATTCTGACTTAGCTCCTTTTGTTGATGATACTACTCTTCCTTTAGGACCAGAGGATTTTGCTCCATATCCGTTAGGTGGTGGTGCGGATAATAATCCTAATCAAAATTTTGGTAGTGATACTGCACCTACCATAACGTCTGACTTAATTTCTCTTGGCGACAGTGGGGTTGGTGGCGTTTCTCCTAATATAAATATAGATGATGGTGCTGTTACAAGCAGCGGAGTTTTACCAAGTTCTTTATTAGGTAGGATAGTTGGTCAAGAGAGTGATAATAATTTTGGTTTTGATGATGAAATGATGGGTGCTTTAGAAACTAATTTAACAAGGTCAGATATGGATCAGTTACGGGGACAAGAGATTCAAAAGTTAACGGCTGAAGTAGATGCACTTGCTGAAGCTCAAGGTTTTCCTAAATATGGTCGTAAATATGAAGAATTACTTGATACATATTATAAGAGGTTTAGCGTACCTCGTATTCTGCAAGGAAGAAGTGACATTTTAGATAATCTTAGAGAAGGTTATGGTCCGGGTTCTAAAGTTACTATAAGAGATGATTCTCCAGTAATAGGCGGTGTTCCTCAGTTAGGTACCCTGCAAAACTTTGATTTTACCAATCAGTTGCAAGATAGGGATATGGGCGGTTTAGGTGGCAATCAGGTTGATCTATCAGGTTTACCTGCAAATGTTCAGGGGTTACCTCCTTCCCAGTTGCAATTACAAGATGAACTTAATGAGCTTAAAAAGAATCAAGTAGTTGATCCTGAGATGGACGCTATTATGCAACTTAATGAGCTTAAAAAGAGTCAGGTAGTTGACCCTGAGATGGATGCACTTATGAGTGGTAGTGCAATTCCTGATTATCTAACTATGAATCAACCTGTAATTGGTGGAGGTGTAACTCCAGAATTTAACGAAGATGATTACACAGCTATTACAGGTCGAGGTGGTCTTCCATCTTACAGCAAGTCTATGGTTAATGCTTTAGCGGGGGCTGGAGGTGAAGATTTATCTAAAGCCAGAGAACAGGCTCGTAGTCAAAAATTAAATGTAGATAGATTTTCAGGCGATACAGATAAAGGGAATTTAGATATTTCTGGCACTCCTTTTGGAGAGTCTTTAGAGCTAGGTAAAATCAACTTAGGAGAAGGTATTTCTGGAGGTGATCCAAATCAATTTTTGGAAAATATGGGGTATGGTTCTCGTTTAAATAATCCCGGAGAGATTGGTGATTATTATGTTTCAGGTACTGATCCAGAGGGTAATCCTGTTTACAGATTAAGAGAATTGGAACCAAGATTTAATAATTTACAGGTAGATCCTGATGGAACTTTGCTTGATCGTTTTAAAGATGCTCAACCAGAGGGAGCTTTAAAGGGAAGTATATTTGACTATGTTCCTGACGCTGAACAACTTGGTAACTTCATGCGTGGTATTATTGGTCCAGCAGGTGCTGCAGAGGTTCCTGTTGCAGCTTCTTCACCTCAATATGGCAGTCCTTTTGAAGGACCAGATTCATCTAAGATTTTTACAGATATGGACGGAAATCAAAATGTTATAAATCCTGATGGTTCCATAACGAATATTGATACAGGACAAACAGATTACTCAGGTCTTGATTTATCAGGTCTACCTAAAACCATAGATAGTTATATTGATGAATTTGGAATTGAAAGAGGCAGTATTGGTATGAGTGATGCTTCTACTTCTAATTATGGGGTTGGAGTTCCGACTGCTATAGGTGGTGAGTCTGCAGGTGGTTCAATATCAGATTTATTAGATAATATAAAATCTGGTGAGATAGGTACAACTTTTTATGAAAGTGAAGATTTAGGAATACTTCTTCCTTCTAATATAGAATTTACAAAAAAACCTTATGCGTTTGATAGATCAACAGGCGAACCAATAGGTTTTGTAAGAGGGTTTACAATAACAAATGCAGATGGTTCCAAATCTGTTATATCACAAAATAATCCTGAAGAATTTAATAGTTTAGTAAAGCAACTAAAGCAAAATTCTGTAAATATACCTGCTGGAGCAAAGATAGTTGATAACCCAAATACAGGCGATAAATTTGAATTAGGCGAAGACTTACAAGATAAAAAAATAGACTTTTTTAAAGAAACTCCTAACTCTGTTCCAGCTAGTTTGATTACTATGGAAGATATTAAAAATATCTATGGAAAGGATATTTTTGAAGAAAATAAAGATACAAGTGTTCCGGGACAATCTGCTTATAATCCAAACGCAGTAGATTTAACTAAATTTATGGGTGGTTCTGGAGGTCTTGGTAGCGATATGTCTCCCGGTACAGAATCAAATCTTCTTGGCGATTTAGGTGGATTTGAGCAGAGGTTTGAAGATGATACTTCTATTGATTCTGAAATTGCAGATTTAAATAATGTGAGTCAATTAACAGATTTAACAAATTTATTAACAGACAGCGGTTTGGATGCACAAACTGGTAACGCTATTTCTGATACTGACGCTGTTGAAGGTTTAAACATATTATCTTCTGAATCTTCTGACTCCGATCTGAGTGCATCTTCTGGTGATGTATTAGCAAATATTTTAAATACTGGAGATAACGCTGCTGCTGAAGCAACTGATTCTGCCTCTGGAACTGCAGGAAGTGCATCAGGTGGCGATGGAGAAGTAGGAGGAGGTAGTGGAGGTCTAACTGATGGAGATCTTGATGTTATAGGTGACGCTATAGGTGAAATGGCAGGTGGAGATGCGTCTGGTAGTGGCACTGGTAGTGGAGATGGTTCTGGAAGTGGCAGTGGTGGTGGAGGAGGCGGTTCTGGAGGTGGAGGAGGCGGTACATCTACTGGGGGCGAAGGAGATGGTGAAGGTGACGATGATGGAGATGGCGATGGCGAAGGCGAAGGTGGTGGTGGAACTACAATAACAGTTCCTCCTTCTGGCGGTGATTCTAAAAAATCTAAGCAGGAAAGAAGAGATTATAGCCGATTGCGTGAGATAATAGAACAAAGAGCCAGAGCGCCAAGAGGTACGGCTCCCGGATTGGGATACAAACCAGTTGAGGGTATTTCCAATACACTAAACAAAGCAGCAGATAGCTTTTTAGATGCGCTTAAATTTGGGTAATGGAAGATTTTAATTCATTTAAAGAATATTTAACAAATGATGAGTTAGCTAAAATAGCTCCTATGGTTGATAGACTTTCGGTATTGGAGGACCGTAAGGAAAGGGAGGACAACTTTTTAAACTTTGTAAAGTTTGTATGGCCCCAATTTATAGAAGGAAATCATCATAAAATTTACGCACAGAAGCTACAGGATGTAGCGGATGGTAAGATCAATCGTCTTATTATTAATATGCCTCCTCGACATACAAAGTCTGAATTTGCGTCTTACTTATTTCCAGCTTGGCTTATGGGAAGAGATCCGACCAAGAAGATTATTCAGGCGACTCACACCGCTGAACTTGCCGTTGGATTTGGTCGAAAGGTTAAGAACCTTATTGACGATGAACAATTTAGAGAAGTTTTCCCAGATGTCAAACTGGCAACGGATGCGAAAGCTTCAGGTCGTTGGTCTACTTCAAGTGGTGGGGAGTATTATGCTGTGGGTGTCGGTGGCGCTCTTGCTGGGCGTGGGGCTGACTTGTGTATTATTGATGACCCAGTTTCCGAGCAGGACGCACTAAGTCCTACGGCATTGGATAATATCTATGAGTGGTATACTTCTGGTCCAAGACAGCGTCTGCAACCCGGTGGATCTTTAATTATTGTTATGACTCGTTGGAGTATTCGAGATTTAACGGCTAAAGTCCTGCAGAAACAAAGTGAAGTTGGTGCTGATAAGTGGGAAGTTGTGGAATTTCCTGCTATTATGCCTTCTGGCAAGCCTTTGTGGCCTGAATTTTGGAAACTAGAGGAGCTAGAAGGTGTTAAGGCATCTATCCCTATTCCAAAATGGAATGCACAGTATATGCAGAACCCCACGGCTGAAGAGGGTGCAATTATTAAACGTGAATGGTGGAAAATGTGGGAGAACGAAGATCCTCCTGTATGTTCCTATATTATTCAGAGTTACGATACAGCATTTAGTAAGTCAGACAGGGCTGATTATAGTGCGATTACCACATGGGGTATATTTGAACCTACAGATGGAGATGGAGAATCAATTGTACTTCTTGATGCGGTTCGAGGACGGTGGGATTTTCCTGAATTAAAAGAAAAAGCTAATGAATTGCAACATGAATACGATCCTGATATGATATTAATAGAGCAAAAAGCAAGTGGTATGCCTTTAACACAAGAATTAAGGAGAATGGGCATTCCTGTAACACCGTTTACACCAAGTCGAGGTGCAGATAAGTTTACACGAATGAATGCCTGTGCGCCTGTATTTGAAAGTGGGATGGTTTGGAGGCCAGATACCAATTTTGCCGAAGAAGTCGTTGAGGAATGTGCTGCATTCCCTAATGGGGAGCATGATGACTTAGCGGATAGCATGACGCAAGCTATATTGCGGTTTAGACAGGGAGGGTTCATTGTTACACCTACAGATTACGAAGACGATAATAATTGGAAGGCTCGTAAGTCCGAGTATTATTAAATAATGGCGTATTTACAGAGTAATATTCCTTATTTTAAGTGTTGGGTTCGTAGAGAATACACACACAATCACGAAAAGTATCATGGCGAGTTTCTACACGCCATGGTTATTGCTGTTACGACTATTCCAAACAGATGCTTGAGTTTTCAGGTTATATTTACTGGATGCGAAGCGGAAGGAGAGGAAGAAGATACAGTTCATGGCGGTGCCATGTGGGCAAGAATGCCTATTACAGCTTTAGTTGCAGATATACCACTAGAGGAATGGCCTGATCCAATGAATACTTACGACGCTCAACCTTGGGATTGTTCGTCGCATAATCATTCTGTTTATGTCATGGATCGAACCACTCCTTGTCCTTGGATGGCTAAAATTAATGGAGAGTTTTTTCCTGCAAAGTATTTGTTTACTGTGGACTATACAGACAGTGAGATTGCAGACGATCCTGCACAACACAAACAGTCTCATGTTTTACAGCTTTTAGACGCTGGAGAGTGGACAGGCAATATTGTAGCATTGCCTAATAACCGTGTTCGTGTTACACACCCAGCATGGTTTTCGATAGGAGAAGGAGCGCCTGATTTTAGACCTTCTCAACATTTACACTATTCAAAATCAGATTTAGACTATACACTGGATGTCAATAGAATATTTGACAATCTTTACAGCGAAGGAGAAGACTAATGGCGAGTGTTATTATTAAAGGTGGCATGAAGAAAACAGGTGCTAAGAAAAAGCCTAAAGGAATGAAGGCTGGTGGTGCTATGAAGACAAAAGGCTATAAGGCTGGCGGTAAAGTAAAAGCCAAAGGAATGAAGATGGGCGGTAAAGTAAAAGCCAAAGGAATGAAAGTAGGTGGCAAGGTTAAGCCCAAGGGTATGAAGATGGGTGGCAAAGTAAAAGCCAAAGGCATGAAGGTAGGCGGTAAGGTTAAGCCTAAAGGCATGAAAGTTGGTGGCGTTGCTTTAACTTCTGCACAAAAAACACTTCCTAAAGAATTGCAAAAAGTTATAAAAAAATCAAAAGCTAAAGCTAAAAGGCCATAAATAATATTTATTAATTAATAGGATAAAGGATATATTCTAATGAATGAATATTTAAACAGGTTGAAGCAGATGAATGGGTTAGGGAGTATGACCTCCCAATACTCTTCTAACTCTGCTGTTCCTCCAAGGAGTAGAATGCCATCTGCTTCAACACCACCAAGCGATGAATATCTTATGGCTCTTGGCAAAGTAAACAAGGCTAAAGGAGCCAGAGCAAAACAATATTATCAAATGGAAGCTGAAAGAATTAAAGCGAAGGGATAAAATGTGGCCGTAGAAAGAAACATTGGCGCTGGTGGTATTCCAGAAAATTTAAATACACCTTCTCCAGAGTTAGAACAAGCTGAACTTGATATTATTGAGTTTAACGAACAAACTAACGTGACAGAGTTTGACGATGGAAGTGCTATCGTTGGTGAGTTTCAAGAAGAAATGGAAGTTGTGTCTGATATTCCTTTTGATGGGAACTTAGCGGATGTAATAGATGACGGCGAGTTAAGTGGGATATCTTCTGATTTAACTGGTAGTGTTGAAGATGATTTATCTTCAAGAGAAGAATGGGAAAGCACATACAAGAAGGGTTTAGAACTTCTTGGTATGAAGTATGAGGAAAGATCTCAACCGTTTGAAGGCGCTTCTGGCGTAATTCACCCTATGCTTGGCGAAGCTGTTACACAGTTTCAAGCACAAGCTTATCGTGAAATGCTCCCTTCTGGTGGACCTGTAAGAACACACGTTCTTGGAGCGTCAAACCCTATGCTTGCTCAACAGGCAGAACGCATTAAAGAATATATGAATTATCAGATTACTTATGAGATGGAAGAATACGATCCTGAATTAGATCAGATGCTTTTCTATCTTCCAATTGTTGGATCTACCTTTAAAAAGGTTTATTTTGATCCTTTATTGCAACGTGCTGTAAGTAAGTTTATTCATGCCGAGGATTTAGTTGTTCCTTATTCAGCTACTGATTTATTAACAAGTCCTCGTACTACACACATTATTAAAATGGATTCAAATGAAGTCCTTAAACTTCAACTTGCAGGGTTTTATCGTGATATAGAATTACCAAGTGCAGGATATGATACTGGAAGTTATAATCAAGTTGATGAAACGATTAATGAAATACAAGGCGTTCAGCCAACAAGAGGTTCTGAAGAATTAACAATATATGAAATTCATACAGAACTTGATATTGAGGGTTTTGAAGACATAGGCGAAGATGGAGAACCTTCTGGCTTAAAACTACCTTATGTAGTAACAATATTAGAAGAAAACAGCGAAGTTCTTGCTATTCGACGTAATTATGATGAGCAAGACCCAATGAAGCGTAAAAAACCTTACTTTGTTCATTATAAGTTTATGCCCGGTTTGGGATTTTATGGTTTGGGATTAACGCATATGATTGGTGGTTTGGCTCAAGCTTCTACATCAATATTAAGACAGTTGATTGATTCTGGAACTTTATCAAACTTACCAGCAGGATTTAAGGCTCGTGGCGCTCGTATTCGTGATGAAGACAGCGCATTGCAGCCCGGTGAGTTTAGAGACATAGACGTAGCTGGTGGGGACATTCGCACATCACTAATGCCTTTACCTTTTAAAGAGCCTTCAGCAACGCTTTATCAGCTTATGGGAACGCTTGTAGATGCTGGCAGACGCTTTGCATCTATGGCAGATATGAAAATAGGTGAAATGGGTGGAGACACACCTGTAGGCACTACAATGGCTATTATGGAACGTGGCACGAAAGTTATGTCTGCAATTCATAAAAGACTGCATTATTCACAAAAGATGGAGTTTAAGCTTTTATCAAACATATTTGCTATGAACCCTTCTCCTTACCCATATGCAGTTGCAGGGGCAGAACCAAATATAAAAGCACAGGATTTTGATGGTCGTATTGATATACTTCCTGTAAGTGATCCAAATATCTTTTCTATGTCACAAAGAGTAACTTTAGCACAGACACAATTGCAGTTGGTTCAATCAAATCCAGAAGTTCACGGTGGTCCTCAAGGATTGTATCAAGCATATAGGAATATGTACGAAGCTTTAGGTGTTTCCAATATAGATGCTATTTTACCTGCTCCTCAAGAGCCAGCACCTGCAAACCCAGCTAAAGAAAATCAAAATGCTTTAATAGGTCAAGCTTTACAGGCATTTGCTGGTCAAGATCATCAAGCACACATTCAGTCTCACTTGGCTGTTTTATCAACGCCTACAGTTCAATCCAGTATGGCTGTGGCTGCTGTTTTGCAAGGTCACATACAAGAACATATAGGTATGCTTGCTGAAGCAAAGGCACAAGAAGAAGTCATGTCTCAGTTGCCTCCAGAGCAACAACAAATGATGCAGCAAGACCCGAATATGCAACAGCAAATGCAAGCGCAGATTCAAAATGTTGCCTCTCAGCTTATAGCTGAAATGATTGAGCAATACGCACAGGCGGTAACTCCACCTCCACAAGAAGATCCTCTTGTGACAATAAGACAACAGGAACTTGCAATCAAAGGTGCAGATGTACAGCGTAAAGGTGAAGAGTTTGAACAGAAATTACAACAAGATCAACAGAATGAAAGAAACGATGCTCTTATCGCTCAACAAAGATTAGATATATCTAAAGAAGCATTAGAAGATAAAACTCGTATTGCTGAAGAACGAATTCAAACACAAAGAGATATTGCAACTTTAAACAATATGAAAAGGAACTAAATACAATGTCATCAGTAAATAAAGCATTCGCTCAAAGAGCAAAAAAAGATAAAATTTCTAACAGAAGTTATTTATATGAGAAAGAAACCGTAGGCGTTTTACCAGAAGATATTATTGTTCTTACAACTAAAACGCCTGATAGTGATATGAAAATTGCAGCTACTTTTAAAATACAAGAGCCTGTAATAGAAGTTGTTTCTTCTGAAACTTTATCGGTTCGAGCAAGAGATGAAAAAGGTCATTATGTTAAAGATGATTTAAGCACTCCTGATATTAATGAAGCTTGGGTTAAAAATTCAAAAGCTAAAAAGAATGTAACAAAAAAAGTTTAGAAAATGGACCCTCTATCTCTAGCCTTAATTTCATTTACAGCCTTAAAAAAGGGCATTGCCCTTGGAAAAGACTTGGGATCTATGGGCAAAGACCTAAATAAGGTCTTTGAGTTTATAGATGGTACAAAGGCAGCTCATAAGTCTGGCAATAAAAACGATCCATTATCTGAGTTAACGGCATATTATAAAGCAAAGGACATGGAAAAGGCAATTGAGCAAATGGTTTGGGAGGCCAGAGGAAGCGCTGGAGTCTCGATGTTAAAGAGATTGAGAGCGCAATCTGCGGAAAGAGATAGAGATTCACGGTACGAATCTATGGCTCGTAAGAATAAAATATTAAATGTTCTTTCAATTTTATTAGGGGTATCTATAACAGTAGGTGGAGGAGCACTTCTTTTGTGGGCAGCAATTGAGTTTAAGCCCTAGCCAGTTGCTTTTTTTTACTCTTGCGTTATTATTGCTTTCATATCTTGATTCAATAGCACCGCCACTACCAACATGGATGATAGTAAAATGAATGAAATGATACCAGATAAGAAAGCTTACCAAAGCAATCGAAGAATTATGTGTTACATTGCATTAGGTCTTATGGCTATGACAACAGTAGCCACGATATGGAACCCTGTGAGGATGGCACACGCTGATGGAGCTATAATGACTCAATACATTGCTTTAAGTGGGTTGGTAGGTGCTTATTTTGGATTTAGTCGAACATCTGGTTCTGTCTCTAAAACTAAAAAAGAAGTGGAGATGACAAAATGATGCCACCAATGTTAACAGGAGATCCATATCAAGACAGAATTAGTATGGAGAAGTTTAAGGTACGAGAAGATGCGTTTAATGATCGAGGAGGGTATAATATTCAGGGACTTGATGACGGACCTGCTGGCGGTCAAGGAATAATGGGCGGGCAAGATATAAGACGATATCTTACACCTTTTTTGCAACAAATCCAACAAAGAAACCAAGCAGAAATGCAAGAAAAAATTGACCCTTATGTTCAGGAAGTTCAACAATTAACAGATCAGACTTTTCCTGATTTAAATTTAAGCGGTGGTGGATTAAGAGGAGGTCTTGGTAGTCTTTTTGGTGGCGGTATGAGTGGTCCTGCCGTTGACTTTATGACCCCTAATATGGGTAATCCATTTGGTGGCGGTATGAATGCTCTTGGAGGAGGCCTTATTCCACAAGTAGGGGCATCTCAAGCAACTGAAAGGGCATTTCAATCTTCACAAAATTCAAGTCCTTTTGGAACAGGATCTTTTTTTAGATAAATAAAAGGATAATAAATAATGTCATTAAAAAAAATAAAAGGTGTCGTAGCCGGGTTAAAGAAAGCTTCTAAGCTTCATGCGAAACAAGCTAAGACTTTAAAAACGGTCATCAAGAACAAAAATAAAAAGGGAAAGTGATGTACGAGTACGCCATTAAAGAAATAGTTAAAGTTGTTGATGGCG